ACTTCTGGAACATAATGCTTTAACATATCTTCCACACCTTGATGTAATGTTTGTTTAGACATTGCACAACCAGAACAACTACCTGCTAGTTCTAATTTTGCTACACCTAAATCCATATCAAAGTCAAGATAATTTATAAACCCACCGTGTTGAGCAACGGCTGGAGCTACTTTATCTTTTAAGATATGTTTAATATCTTCTGCTATCTCTTCTTTACTTCTTGCTTCTGCTATCATCTAAACTATACTTTGTTGTTATTATATATTTTCTATTAGGGTTAACCATTACATTAAACCTATTCATTGTTTCTCTATCAAATAATATTTTTGATTTTTCATCCCTATCGTCTAATGTAAATTCTACTTCTTTGTAATATCCACCTGCAAATTTTACATCAAGTTTTATTACTATTCTTTCTTCTTTATAATCTCTTAAACCACCTACGTTAATTGTTTGCTTACGTATGATATCGTTTGATAGTGTCTTACCTTCTAACGACCAAGTAACTTTACCACCTGATTTTTTTATTTTATCAGCGTGTATAACAGACGTACCTGAATTACCTGTATCAAACTTACCTACTATACGTCCAAATGGATGTATGTAGACAACTTCTTTATACCCACACATAGTTGGAACTTTTTTCCAATGTTCTCTATTTTCAAAGTGTTGTATAATTTCTTTACTTAAATTTCTATTTGTTGCTTCTTCTATACCTTCTGTACCTGGTGAAGAGTTAACTTCAATAACAAATGGTTCTTCGTTTACTCTATCTGCTGACGGTATAAAATCTACTGCAACCCATTGACCATCTACTGCCTTAGCAGCTTTTAAACTTTCTTCTGTTTCTAATTTTGTTAATTTTAATTCTTCTACTTCTGCACCTCTTGATACATTACTTCTAAAATCTCCTGGCACTACGTGTCTTTTCATAGCAGCAAATACTTTACCTTGTAATACTAAAACTCTAGCATCCCATTTAGTTTTTATATATTGCTGTAATAATATATCAGAATCCTCATCTTGTTTATTAAGTAATTGTACTATTGAATCTAATGATTTTTCTGATTCAATAAACAAGACACCAACACCTTTTGAACCTCTTAATGTCTTTAAGATAACAGGAAACTTTTCTTCTAAACTATCAAAAGATTCCATTGAATTTTCTGGATCAGTTACCAATACTGATTTAGGTTGTCTAATACCATAGTCTGCTAATCTTAATGAAGTTCTATATTTGTCGGCACACATACTAACACATTCTCTACTGTTAATTACACACACTTGGTGTTTTTCTAATCTTGATACCAAGTCCATCCAACTATCTCTACGTACTACTGAACCTCTTATAATAGCAACTGTATCTTTTGCTGATACTCTAAATCCTTTTTTGTCATCTTGATTATGGAAATACATTTCTCCATCATCTTCAACGGTTACATAACCACCTGTGTTTCTATAGATATATGACTTATGACCAAGCTTATCTGCTTGTTTCATTAAGTTTTTAGCTGTATGAAAGTTTAAATCATTTTCAGGTTCATCTGATATAATGATTAATCTATATGATCCAGAAGTTTTTGCTTCTGTTATGTAATCTTTGAAATTTGGTATCTGCATTTATTCATCGCTCATTGTGTTGCCGACAACTGTTTTTGGTGCTGTTTCTTTTTTGTCGTCCACTTTTTTCCCTATGTTATATTTAGCAGATAAAGTCCATTCTTTCTTTTCTTTAAATGGTAATACTTTTATCTGACTTAACGGTGCTTTATCTTCCGTTGCGTCCTTTTTAATGATATCAATTAAGCTCCAATCTTGTAGTAATAAAGATATGGTATTTCTTCTTTGAATATCATTTTGAGTTAATGTTGATTTTTTACCGTCTAATGCAAATAGTTCCTTGAAATGGACTATGTAATATTTACCTTGTTTGTGTAGTATATGACACGATTGATAAAGTGTCTTATCTTTTCTACTTGCTACACCAATTCTTGTTAATGTTTCCCTGACTTTTAAGAAATCATCAGGTTGCTTAATGGTCACCTCAAGCATATCGCTTTGTGACCAACTAATAATATCCTCACTCATTTAAACTTTCTCCCACCTTGTATAAGGTTTAATTTAATATCTCCAATTTGGTCATCTGTAAGTATGTTGAGCGCTTCCTTTGCCTTCGTATTGCTATAACCATAATAACGTTTTACAATGTCTAGGTTCTTCAACTTGGTTTTTGATAACCACTTACCTCCAAATCGCCTTTTCTTTCGTATACTATTTATGAAATAGTGAAACTGCATACGCTTTGGTAGGAAATGTAATCCGTTCATTTCATTGCTATGCATTATGGTATCATAGAACATAGATAGACAACGGTTAATTACAAATGGTGGGTACTTCTTTTCCCAAGTCGGGTCGGGTGTGTCTAATAAGTTCTCTTTTGATTCATTAATTGCTTTAAGGTAATCTTTTAGTTCGTACATAATTTGTGCTGTATCTTCTCAATAACATTTTTTCTTTGCCTTCAATGTCTGTTAATTTTTTGACTGCTGGTTGTTGTCTAGGTATTTCATATCTAACATCTCCGTTATTCATATGTCCTGTGCTATATCTAAATCCTTTATCTACTTTATATAATGCGGATTCATTACTTGCTGTTGTTGGACACTCTACAATATGATATCCGTTCATACATTTTTTAATTTGATTTAATTTAAGAGTAAAACAATCTTTCATTACATAACGAGTTTGAGTTTTAACTTCAACCTTTTCACCATCTACTAGTAAATCTTTATGTCTATCAAAAGGATCAATAGAGTGTTCTACTATATTACCTGCCCTAGAATAGTAATTACTTACTATCTTTTCACCTATTGTACCGAGTACTGCTTTTCTATCCATCATTTAAACTTACAGTTTGCCATTACTTCTGTTAAACAAGCGACCATATTAATCTCTTGGTCTGCTACAAAAGCAGACTTATATTGATATCCAGCGATAACTAAAACTGCCTGTGGTATTGATTGTGGTTGTAAATGTTTGTATAGTATTTCATATACACTTGAAAACAATGATGATGGTTCTTTTTCTAGGTTATTAATAACCCATTTTCTCATATCATTAAATCTTTTTTCTTTTAAAATTGCTACAAGTTTTTTAATATCTGCTTCAGTTATACTGAATAATATACCACTATCAATTTTACCTCTTACTGAATATCGTTGAAGTTCATTAATAGTTCTTCTAAAATCTGGAAAGTGTTTCTGGATTAATTCTGCAAGGACTTTTTTATCAAACTCTATCTTTTCTTCTGTTAAGATATTACATAACCTATTCATAAGTTGTGTCGCTGTCTTAACTTTTTGACCATTAGCAATCGCAAAATCAATAACAGTACATCTACTATGCAATGCAGGTAATATCTTATTCTTATAATTACAAGTAAAGATAAATCTACAATTCTTATAAAATGTTTCTATGAAATTTCTTAATGCAGGTTGAACGGACTCTGGATTCATATAGTCCGCCTCATCAAGTATAACAACTTTATGACTTGCTGTTTCAGTTAAAGATACAGTTGACGCAAAGTTTTTAATCTTATTTCTTAACGTATCTATCTGTCTACCTTCGTCTGATCCATTAATGATAATGTAATCAACACCTAATTCTTCACATAAAGCACGTGCTACAGTAGTCTTACCTGTACCTGCTGTACCTGATAGTAATAAGTTTGGGATTTCTTTTTGATTTACAAACTGTTTAAAAGTTTCTTTTAATTCAATTGTTAAAATACAATCATCAATTTTTCTAGGTCGGTATTTCTCAACCCATAAGTTGTCTGCCATAATATACTCATCATTTAAAATTCAGAATCAGGTTCTAATGCTATCCAATATTGTACTGGTTTATTTCTATTAACAAAATGACTTATTCTTTGTTTGGAAATCGCAATATCATAATCATCTGGTATTATTTTCAAGTTTTCTGCTTTGAAATATGCTACAAACTCTTTATCAGTTGTACCTACTACAGCAGAATAATCATTTGAAGTTTTATTTTTCTTATCAGTTGCTATCATTGTAATGTTTTTACCATCACCTTTTACTGCAATGTCTGGTAAGTTCAATGTAACTATACCTTTTAATAAATCATTAAAACATTTACCCTTTAATGTGAAAGTCACATACTTATCAGGCATATTAATTGATTTAGTTGGTGCAACAATTACTGATTTATCTGCAAAGAAATACTTAACTGATTGTCTTGAATTGGCGTCTGAAATAACCAATTTGTTAGTACCATTAAATTTGATATCTGATTTAGCAAATAATTCAACTGCTCTTAAAAATTCTGGTAAATCGTATATCGCAAATTCTTGCTCAAATTTTTGGTCTATATCTGCTTCGGCAAGAATATTCTTTAAAGTAGAAATAGTTTGTAATTGCTTTCCAGGTTTTACTAATATATTTTTATTAATATCAGCAAAATTCTTTAAGATTGCAACTGTACTGTTTGATAGATTCATATCAACTCCTTCATAATTTATAATTATATACTTTTATATACTAAATGTCAATGCTACAAACTTTTTAAAACGTTCTCTGGATCTGTTTCTCCATATGGATCGTCATCTTCTCCCTTGTCATTGATACCTTCTTCTTGAAACCATTTAATAATTTTTCCATCTTCAACTATAAATGCATATCTCCAAGACCTCATACCAAAACCTAAATGAGTTTTGTTAATTAACATACCCATTCGTCTAGTAAAGTGTCCATTTCCATCAGGTATTGCCTTAACGTTAGTTACTTTAAGACTATCAAACCAAGCGTTCATTACAAACGAATCGTTTACTGATAAACAATAAACCTCATCTATACCTTTTGATTTAAACTCTCCATAGAGTCTTTCAATATTTGGTAGTTGTTTGTTAGAACACGTAGGTGTAAATGCACCTGGTAAAGAAAAGACTAATTGTTTGCCTGCAGGAAATAAATCGTTTGTTGTAAATGAAGTCCATTTACCTGCGACTCGTTCTTTGAATACCACATAGGGTACATCAAAGTATGTTATGTCTACTCCAGCCATTTTTTTCCTTTATATTGTATTTAATTGTATCTAATATATCACCAAGTTGAATTAATGTCAATCCTGGTTGTCTATTAACTCGCAAGTAATCTCATCTGCTTGTAATCCAGCATTTTTATCATATATCCATAGATAAGAAAAGTGAACCTGGTCACCTTTTTCTACGCATTTTTTACCGAATGATAGTTTTGGATTTTGTACACAACTGACAAGAATCAAACTCATTAA